TAAGGCCATGTCTGAGGCGGAGCGCGAGCAGGTCGAGAAGACGACGGGTCTGCCCTTCGATCAGGTCGTCTCCCGCGTCGAGGCGCAGGAGATCGGCGAGTCCCAAAAGCGCGAGATTTCCCGCAACGCCCGCGAGAACGTCCGGGATGCCATCGAGGACGCCACGGAGCGGGACCCGCAAATCGGCAAGCTCAAGTCCGGGATCAAGGAGTACCTTGAGGACATCAGCGACGAAGTGAAGTCCGACCCCAAGCGGCTCAAGGCTGTCATGGCCAAGGCCATCACCTACGCCCGCGGCAAGGTGGGGCCGACCCGCGAACCCGCCCGCGAGCCGAGCGGCCGAGTCCGGATTCCCAAGCCCAACGATGAGGCCCCGTACTTTGAGGACACCGACGAGGACAATCCGAAGGCGGGGAAGATTAAGCCCGGCACCTACCGCCTCAACGACGACTTCAAGGTGGAGATTCAAGACTTGATCCCGAAAGAGAAGCGGGACAAGTTCAAGCACCCCGAGCATCCGACCGGCGTCCGGGTGGCCCAGGACTTTGACGAAGCCCCCAAGTTCCGGCGATGATCAACAGGCAGGGCGTACTACTCTCGTGCGCCCTGCCTTTGCTTTCCGGCTGTGCGACCCAGCGAGACTTCCTTCGGCACAAGGAAATTGACGAGCGCGTCGTTGAGGTCACAAGCCAGGCCATGGTGGCGCTTCAGAATCAAATCACCAGGGGCGAGAAGAACCTGAAGGAACTGGCCGACCGCGTCACGCGCCTTGAATACATTAAACGCGAGAGCGATGCCGACGGGATGGAGGATTTAAGTGCTGAGTCGCAGCAGAGCGTGGACGCTGCCTTATGCAGGTCGGGTTATTCTCTGGCCTGCGAGAGCGCGAATGGAAAGACCAACAGATACGCCGCCGCGGGCAAGCGAGCAGCCGCCAAGACCAGCGCCGAATTCTCCAAGAAGATGGCCGATGACGCTGAGTTCGACAGACTTCTCGACGAGGTTCAGCGGGATCTAGACAAGAAGCTAAAGCCGAGAGTCAAAGCCCAGGCCCATTGCGATAAGAGCGGGCCAGGATGTCACCCATGAAAACCGGGCCAAACTGGCCGTACTTTCAGCGTGACGATTTTTCTGCGGCTGGTAAACTCTAATCATGTTCCGACCCTGGTTCCCGACCGCGACCGCAGGTAGCGGCCGCATTCGTGCGAACAGCGCCAATGACGGTGCGGGCCAGGGACGCGGTGGCCGCAAGCGGATTGGCTCTTGCCAGCACTGCGGCATGAGGCAGGACTTCCGCGCCATCGACCTGTCTGGCGGCGACCTGACTGGAAACGGAAGCCGCGGCGCGATCACCAAGACTACCGTCACTGGCACGACTTCGGCCGGTGCCTCGATTTCGGATACGTTCGGCAACGCGATCAATCGCAGGGGCGCAGGTTGTGCCCTTTGTGGATCGAAGAACGCCGCCAGGCAAAAGTCGTACTTGGGTCGCCTCGGTTCTTCAAACCGCGGCCCCGGCATCTAGCTCCGTAGTACACGCCTAAGGTTACTCACCTCGGCCAGGGGTAAGCCCCTCGGTCAGCGGATCATACCGCCGATAACCTTGCAGGAGGCGTACTATGGAAATCATCCGCAACCGCCCTTCCCGGGCGCAGGCTCTTCCCATCGACGGCGCGGGCTCCGACATCCAGGCCGGCGCCGTGATCATGCCCGGCGTCACGGACGAGACCGATCGCTCCGTTTTTATCAAGGCCACGAGTGCGGGTGCCGATTCCTTCGGCCTCTTGGCTGAGCTCCACGACACCAGCGTTTCGGGCGATGCCGACCCCGAGGCCGGCACGATCTACCCGCTGCGCCAGATCGTTCCCTTCCTGCCTGGCTGCGAAGTCGCGGCTGAGATGGCAATCGACACCAGCAATGACGTGGATGTCGCCTCTGCCACGTCCACGGTCATCACGGTCACGTCCTTAGAGGACGACATCGAGGGCTCGTGGATTTACGTTTCTTCCGGCACTGGAGTCGGCCAGGTCGGCTACATCAAGGCGTCGGCCTCTGGCAGCTTCACGCTCAAGAGCGCCATGACGACGACCTTGGACAACACGTCCAAGCTGATCATCATGCGCCCGCTGTGCTGGCAGCTCGTCGAGCTGGACAGCACGGCCACCAAGATCAAGTCCACCGCCGCCGCAGGCAATCTCCCGTGGCGCGTCCTGGCCAACGAGATCAAGATCCCCGGTTCTGAGCTTTGGGTGCCGCTCGACCCGACGAAGCACCACAACCTGCAACTGGGCTCTGCGGTCCCTGGACTGCGGCAGATCCTCGTGCCGGCCAACACCTTCCACAACCCGCTCGACTAAGCGAACGCACCGAGAGAACGATTAAGGAGACCCTATGCCCAACCCGATGAACCAGGCGAACTTCAGCTACTTCGTCCAGAAAGACCTCTCGGAGCATTTCGCCCAGGAGTACGGGGATTTTACGTCCATGATCCCGGCTCTGGCCGACATGAAGAAGCCTGACCAGGCCATCGTGTACCTGGCCCTGGTCTCAGACCTCGGCAGCGTCGGCGTCTTCGACGGCGAGGTGGCCTACGACGATGCGAAGCAGAGCTATCGCAAGTCGGTCGAAGAGGTCGAGTACGCGATGGGCCTCAAGACCACGAAGAAGCTACGCCGCAACGACCTCTACGGCATCGTTCAGGAGCAGGTGCGCTTGATGGCCCAGCGGTTCCGCTCCGCCCGCGAGGGCCTGGCGGCTGGCGTCCTCAACGGCGCCTTCTCGACGACGACCACGGCTGACGGCTTGAGCCTCTGCAACACGGCTCACACGTCCGACCAGGGCGGTTCGAACCAGGGCAACAGCGGCACCACGGCCTTCTCGCCGGCCGCTGTCGAGGCCACGCGCCGGCTCATGATCAAGTTCAAGACGAACCGGGACAACATCCAGGCGGCCACGTTCCCGGACACGCTGATCCTGCCGACGGAGCTGGAGGAGAAGGGCTACGAGCTAATCAAGTCCAAGGGCAAGGTGGACACGGCGCTCAACAATCCCAACTTCCACGAGGGCAAGTACAAGATGGCCGTTTGGCACAACTGGCTGTCCGACGCGGACAACTGGTTCATGGCCAACTCCAAGCAACTCAAGCGGTTCTGGCGCTGGTACGACTGGAACCCGGTTGAGTTCTTCTTCGCGGGCGAGGTGGACACCATGGTCACCAAGCACGTCGGCTACATGTCCGTGAACACCGCCGTCGTCGATTGGCGCGGCATCTACGGACACTCGGTCTCCTAAGGGAGACCGCACATCAATAGGTCAATCAAGGGGGGCCGCAATGCCTAGGTTAAAGACGCCTGTACGCAAGCTGCCGTTGCTGTCGGTGAGGGAAGTCGAGGACCTGAATAAGCAGATCGGACAAGACCAGGCATACCTCGACCAACTCAACGGGACGCCGAAGGACGCGGAGGGAGCGGCTGCTGAAGCCCACCTCGCCGCGGCTGAGGTGGCCGATGTCAGCACCGACTCCGTAGAGAAGCGCATCGAGAGAAGCAAGCGGGCTCTACGGGCGATGGACCCGGCGAATCAGAAGATCACCGGGGCCGAGAGACAGCGAGCGGAGAAGCGGTACTTCGACCTGAAGGAGCGGCTGGTGCCGAGGATGCTGACGAAGGAACAGCAGAACTTCTTTCCGTCAGCGACGGACGCCTTGAAAGACCAAGCGTACCAGAAGGCGGTAGAGCGGGCGCAGTCGAAGGATGGCGAGTTCAGCGACGACTTCATATCGATGGCGCATGAGTTTAAGCGGCTGGCAAGGCTGCTTTGGCCGGAAGACCCGCAGAAGTGCAACTTGGAATTCATCCGGCCGAGCGGCGAAGGCTCGGGCCGGCACTTTAAGAAGTAGGGGGAGAGCATGACGAAGTTCCTGAAGAAGTTGGGTGCGCTGACCGCGGCCCTCTTGATCGTGTGCGTTGCCCTGAATCCTGCCACGGCTCGCGTCACTGGGGCCAGCGCCACGGATGCGGACGTCTTCTGCTCCGGGAACGGGGCCAACGAGGTCTGCATCGACAAGGACGGCAACTTGGTCCCCACCACGGCCTCGGGCGGCGACCTGGGCACCTCGGCTCTGCCGTTCGGCACGGTCTACACGGGAGCCCTATCGGCCACCGGCACTCTGACCCTGGCTTCCGGCGCCATCGACACGGCCAAGATCGGTTTTCAGGCAGTGGACACGCGGAAGATGCTGATCCGCGGGAACATCGACACGGTGAAGATCCTCTGCGTCGATAGCCACGCCAACTCGATCGGCTTCTACAGCATCGTGACTGGGGCCTGCTCGGCGACGGCGGTTCCTTAAATCGAGCATGAGACTGCTCTACGCGGTCTTGCTTCTGGCGAGCCTGGCCGGAAAGGTCCAGGCGCAGCAGCACGTCTATGAGACGGCGCTCGGTGATGGGTCTGTGACCAACTTCCTGGTCACGACCTCGACCGTCAATGTGGACTCCAGCACCCGCACTCTTAACTCGCGGTTCACGATGGAGATTTACAACGACGACTCCGCGAATCCGGCGTGGTGCGCCTTCACCCTGAACGTCTCGACGATCCCAGGTAACGCGAACTACGGCCGGAAAATTCCGGCTGGCACGCCTTGGGTTCTTGCGATCCCTGACGCCGTGAAAGTCTGGTGCCGCTCCGCAGTCGCCGCGGGCGTGAGACTCGTGCTGACTCAGCTTCGGTAGGAGGCCTCGTGTATCGACTCGCCGCCCTGATCCTCCTGACCAGCAGCAACGCCTTTGCCCTGGGCGGTGGGGCTATCGACTCAGAGGGATTGATTGGCGCTCTCTCTGTCGGCACCTCTCAAATAGCAGCGGGATCAATCGACTCAACGAAGCTCGGCAATGGCGTCAACCCGCCCGGTGGACTCTCTGGCCCGCTGACGATTAACGGAGAGGTTACGTTCTCAAGCGGCACGGCCAAGAGCGTGTTTGGGCACGTCGTCCTCCCCAGCCAATCGACTTTCACTCTGACCGGCGTCGGGAGCGCGGGGCTTTTCACGTTCACCTCGGGGTCGGACGGTTGCGCCTGCGGCTTCTCTATCGAGGGCTCGGCCAATACGAGCCGCGAGCTGTACGACGGCGGCGGGCGCTGCACGACCGCAAGCACAAACGGGAGCTGCAACGTCATCTCCCTGGGCGGCGGTGCCTATGGCCTTTTTAGCGGCCGTGCCGGGACCATCACCTACACCTATCAGTTCTTGGGGTTCTGATGCGGACAGCAAAAGGCCGCCTTGTCGGGGTAGCAATCGTCGGCCTAGGCCTGCTGACCCTCTCTGTCTCCTGCTCGGAAAACACTGTCACATCCGAGCAGTCTGAGGAATTGGTGCCGTGAGCATCTTTCGCGTGATCTTTGGCGGCGGATTCGCCGATGGCGCCCGGCGTCTCAGCTCCAAAGAGGTGGAGGCAATGATTCGGGCCAAGGTTCCCACCGACCTGGACACCAAGCTTAACCTTGCCGACGAGTCTTACCTTGCCCTAGAGGAAGGCCGTCTCTCCGATTTGATCGCTAAGACCGTCCGGACACCGAGCATTCGCTATCACCGCGAATTCCCGGACTGCGACGACTTCGCCGAGATCGCCAAGGCTCAGGTGCTTTTGGGGGCCATCAACGCCCGGCTTGATCTCGCTCCCTGCTTCTTCGTGGTCGTTTACGAGTGCCAAACCGGGAAGCTGCATGCGGCAAATATCACTCTGGACGCATCCGGGGATGTCTGTCTGTACGAGCCGCAGGCTGGAGAGTTCAAGCCGCTGTCGGACATCGAGTACGTCGTGCGGGTCGGATGAGCAGGGGGAGGTAATGAACGGTGGGGGATTTCTCGCGCAAACTTAGACTTGCCTTCCTGTTTTCCATCGGGCTCCTCTGCCATTCCCAGGCGGGAGCCCTCACTCTTTCCGAGGTACGCACCGAAGCCCGCCAGCTCGATCTAGATACCGGAACGTCACGCCGCCGGTTCTCTGACGCCAGGATAAATGCGTGGATCAACGAAGCCCACCGCCTAGCGATTCTGGAGGCGCGGCCCATCGTCAGGTCTGGGGAGATCCAGCTTGCCATAGGCACGACCTACTACAACCTCCCGTCCGACTTCTTGTCGATGAGCCGGGTCAGCCTAGACTACGACCAGCTCTACGAGATCACCCCGGAAGCCCTGGACAAGGAGTCCCGCTGGCCTACGGTGGGCGCTCTGCCGACTCATTACCTGATCGACTTCGCCTCGCGGACGAAGGTCGGCGTGTATCCATACCCCAGCGACTCCTCTAGCACCGGGACCCTGAGGTACCAGTATTTCGCCCAGGCCACGGACCTCTCCGCTGACTCGGACGTTCCGTTCAACAATCTAACGGAACTCAAGCCCTATCACTACCGCCTGGCCTACTACGCCGCGGCACAAATGGCGGCCATCGACGGCAAAGGCGCTCTGGCGATGTTCTACTTCTCGCAGTTCCGTTCGATGGTGGAACAGCTAAAGACGATGGCGAAGGACCGCCCTTCTTACCGGCCTGCGGCCATCGGGAGGCGGGAGTGATTGGGTTACTACTCCTTCTACTCGCCGCGCCGCTCCGCGCCCAGGAAATAGCCCCACCCACGTTCCCGGAGGAGGCTTACGACCTTCCATTCCCCGGCGACTGCGGGCTTGTCACGCGTTACGCGGGGAACCGGATCAACCCAGCCTGTCTCCAAGAATCCCAGAACATCGTTTTTGACGAGGACCTGACCTGGAGCCGGCGCAACGGTCAGGCGAAGTACAACGCCACGCCCTGCACGGATTCCAAGTCAATTCGCGGGCTGTGGCCGTTCTACGACACCGACAACACCAAATACCTCATCATCCTGTCTTCCGAGACTATGTTCCAGAGCAATGGGAACGGGTCTTGCACGGCCATTCCAGGGCTTTCCGGACTGTCTTCCACCGCCGAGATGTCCTGTGTTCAGGGGCTTGGCCGGCTCTGGTGCAACAACGCCGTCAACACCCCGTTCTACATCGGCTCCGGTCTCTCCACATCCACCGTCCCTGGCATGCCCAGCGGGGACAAGATGGGGTTTTTCCGCAATCGCGTGGTGGTGGCCAACGTCTCCGGAGCCCTGACGAGAATCCGTCTATCGGGGGAAGGCGACGGCA